ACGGGAGGCGTGATGGAGATTATGACTTCGGAACTAATCCCTGTTCAGAAATCATACTTCGACCATACCAATTCTGTAACCTCACAGAGGTCGTGGTCAGAGCAGAGGACACTGTAGAGTCGCTAGCTAAGAAGGTAAAGATTGCTACGATCCTGGGTACATTCCAGTCTACTCTAACGCACTTCCCGTATCTGCGTAAGATATGGAATAAGAATACAGAAGAGGAGCGACTGCTTGGTGTATCGTTGACTGGTATTCTTGATAACAAATGGATGGGAGAAGTAAATGACAGCACTGCGAAGGCTCTTGAGCAGTTACGACAGATCGCCGTGGACACCAATTCTAACTATTCAGCTAGTCTTGGAATCCCTCAAGCTGCTGCTATCACTTGTGTCAAGCCTTCTGGTACTGTGTCTCAGCTTGTTAATTCTGCCTCTGGTATTCATACTAGACATAGTAGCTATTATGTTCGCCGTGTTCGTGGCGATAAGAAAGACCCGTTAACCAAGTTTCTGACAGAGGCAGGTATTCCTACTGAGGATTGTGTAATGCGTCCTGACAGCACTGCAGTGTTTTCTTTCCCAGTGAAAGCACCAGATAATGCCAGGACTCGTGAGCACTTAACTGCTTTGCAGCACCTCGAACTGTGGTTGATGTATCAGCGCCACTGGTGTGAGCATAAGCCCTCTGTCACTATCTCTGTTAAGGAAGATGAGTGGATGGATGTTGGAGCATGGGTGTGGAGGAACTTCGATGAAATCTCTGGTATATCGTTCTTGCCTTGGGATGGAGGCACTTATCGTCAAGCGCCTTATGAGGAGTGCAGCAAAGAGCAGTATGAGGAACTTCTTGCTAAGATGCCTACAGGTATTGCATGGGATAATCTTAAGGAAGAAGACGATAATGTCGAAGGAGCACAGACCTTAGCCTGTGTAGCAGGACACTGTGAAATATGAGAGCAGAACTAAGTTTAATTGCAGGTATGATGCTGGGGTTTGAATATGTACAAGATCCTGAAGAAGGAACTAACTACCTTGTTGTAGATATCTTCTTTGTCCGTATCTTATTTGGATGGGGTTAGATACAAAGCTCTCTCGTCTTTTCTACGCTTGACCAATCCAGGTAGCTCTTTGCCGCCTGCTTTGGTCCAAGCCATGAAAGCCTCAGCAGCAGCTTCATAGTCACCACGATTGTGACACATCCTTATTGAAGAGCGTTGGAGATTACCGAGGCCAACATTGAAAGAGAAGGAAACGAGTGCATCAAAGCGAGACTGAGTAAGACCAGAAGGACACAGTCGTAGTACGCCTCTCTCGAAAGAAGCCAAGTCTTGGGCGAGAATCTCATCAACCTCTTGCATTGATAGGACTCTGTCCCATGCTGGAGGGATTGGTATATTCTTTCGCTCATCTAGTTTGACTCCAATATGTGCAGGGTCAATGACATGACCTACCCCGATGGTCCACAATAAAGCGGGACACCTATATCCACGGGTACGGACACCTTCGTGGTGTTTGATCATATCTATGCATTCTTTTGATACCTTCATTTCTTAAAGCTCTGAGTACCGAACCAGAAGGCAATCACGCTTGAGAAGATGATGGCGCTGTCCTCATCCCAGAGGATCTCCATAGCCATCTCAAAAGGAACACCAGTCTTCCATGCATAGAAGAAACCAAAGATGTTCACAAACAGAAGCATACAAAACATACCATAGGTGATCACTGGCCTGACTGACGCACGAAGGTTAGTAACCCACTGTGAGGCTCCTTGTCCAATGGCTATATCGTGGGCATACAAGGCTTCTCGTTCCTGTACTGCTGTCTGCATAGCCACCTGCTCTGTCCTAATCTCTTCGATCCTGGCCTGGGCTATGTAGCCTCTCTCTAGCATCTGTAGCTCTCGCTCAGTCTGCATCTTAGCTAGCTCAAGCTCATGAGATTTATCAGCCTTGTCCTGGAAGAAGTCTAGGATCTTAGGTAGACCACCCATAAGGAAAGAAATTAGTGTAGATAGTAAAGTAATCATTACATAAGCCCCATCATTTTAAAGACTCCATAAACAACAGCACTAACAAGTAAAATCATTCCCCATTCTTTTCTAGTCTGCATACGCTTACGATAGAACTCATCATTAAGTTCTAAATGTTGTTTTCGTAGTTGTGTAATTAAAGACTTTACTTCTGACACTGCTGATCTTCCATACTCCATCTCAATCTGTTTATACATCTCCATCTCTGCATCTCTTATCTGCCTAATGATCTTGTACTCTTCATAGGCAGTCATGAACATCATGTCACCACGGCGTTCAATCTGTTGCTGCTTCCTCTTCCAGGCGACTCTTGCCTTCGCCTCTTCATCCAGGAATGTATTTACTTCGTTAGCAGTTTCCTTAATCTCCCTGCCGACTTTTACAGCTTCTTTTATCCCCGATAGAGCAGCCCTTGTTGTTTGTATTGGGTCACTCACTTTGCTCCAATCCTTTACTTTGTAGTCGTTTGCGCTGGAACTCTGCAGCAAACTCTGGATTACTATTATATTGTTCTACTAGAATTTGATTAGTTGCTGCTCGTCTTGCTCTTTCGGCTACACGCTTCATAAGAATATTCTTAACTGCCTTATTAGAATTCTGATACAATGGTGTATCAATTAATAGGTTCAATTGATTTTCTACTAGCTCTCCAGATACCTTAGCATATCTCTCATAAGTAGATGTGTCAAGTTCTACATCACGAATCTTTTTATTCACTGCTTCGTAGTTAAATCCAATCGACTGAATCTCTCTCTGCAGCGGTGTCTGCTCAGCGGATCTAGCGGCAATACCAACAACACCAGACAAACCATATGCTAAGTTTGGCTTAGGTTCACCGAGGATATCACGCTTAACTGGTAGGTCCTCTCTCATGCCTGGGATACGAGCTTGTACAGCCTCATCAAAGGTTCGTACTTCACGCTGATATGGATCAGGCACACGAGCAAACTGAGCCACTGCAGCAGGCACTACTAGACCAGCAAAGCTATTAATAAAGCTACCACCATAACGCTCAGGGTCATGCACAGCCTGCAGCACACCAGTGATGCCTTCTAAGAAGGTCTTCGAGGTAAGGTTCTTGGTGATAGCTAGTGTACCGTCCACTGCTAACTCTTGTATCTTCCTGTCTGCTGCTGGTTTATTATAGTAGTCTCGAAGAGATTCTACAGAGTCAGCAAACACACCCATCACTGTAGCTAGCGGCTCAACACGAGCATAGGAATACCATGTGTCACCAATCTTGACAGAATACTCAGGGATACCCGCAGCAATCATAGCTTCTCTGCGCCCCGCGTCCTTTGGGTAGGAACCAGTTAGATTGCCTTGTGCTACTTGATATGCAGTCATAGAGGCGATACCAGCACCAATCATAGTACGGGCTAGTGCCTCATCCTTCTTGCCTTTAAACTGCTTCATAAACAAGCTAGCAGGCGTATATGACAGAGCATCTTTAAGGATATTAATAGGAGTCTTAATAAATGGAGCAATGAACACAAGCTCAGGATGGTCAGCACGGAGCTTTAACATTGAGTTGCCTAGTTTACCTAGATCAGCCTGGAATGTTTGGCTCTTAGCAAAGTTAGTAATATCATCTGCCAGTACTGGATTAATCTTCTTAAGCTCATCTGCCCAGGTAAGACTGCCGATGTCTACTTGCCTTAGCTTCTGATACAATTCATTACGAGTCATACCACCAAGTTTACTCTCAGGGATAGCACGAGTTAGTCTTTCTGCTACAGCATTAAACTGCATCCTACGGAAGATAGCCTTAGAGAACTCATCAATAGCTACTGATGCCTTAGTAGGCATACGCACTACAGCACCTATATTCTTCTCAAGCTGAGATGAATTAGCTGATCCACCAATAGCCTGTTTAATCTGATCAATGTTAGCTGTGGTATCTAGTGGCGCTCCTTTGGTCCAACCAGCTTTAGCAAAGTCAATCCCTTCTGCTAAGCCTTCATAGAAACCTTTAAGCATAGAGGCAGACTCTTGCAGCCTAACAGAGTTTCCAGGCATAAGGCCAAGAAGGAAACGCTCAGCAATAGCTAATGGTGCTTTGACAAGAGCAGACATAGCGTTGACAGCAATTGTACCAACACCAGAGATATAGGAGTTAACTACAAACTCAGCTACCTTGTCTCTGAATCGTGGCTCTTTTAATGTCTGGTTAACAAAGCTAGCTTGTGCCTTTGCTTTCTCACCAGGAAGCATGTTCATTCTATTAAGATCATCAAGACCTTGAAAGAATGCGTCAATTGCTTCTTTACATTTTGCATCTACTTTTAGCATGAACGACCACCTAAGAATGGAATAATCTTTTGATTCTGATTGATAAGCTGATTAAGTCTTTTCTGGTATGCCAGTGCTCTGCCTAGGTTACTAGCGTTGCCCTCGACTGCAGCCAGCAGACTAGCAGCTTTACCCATCATTGACTGCAGGACAGCGTAGCCTTCTTCGCTGCCTAGCTCCTTAGATATTCTAGCAAGTTCTCTAGCTTTTGTCAAGTCATCGATGGCTGTCCTGGTTGCCTTGACTGCTGAGGCCAGCACTTCAGGAGGCAGAAGCTCTTGAACCTTCTTATTTAGCAATGCCTCGACAGCCACATCTTCAGGGATAGTACGCTGGCCTTCCTCGGTAATCTCCTGGAAAGTCTTGCCAGTCTGCCTTTCGTATCTAAACCGCCCCTGTAAGGCTCCATAGACCTGCTGGAGGGCTTCCTGATCTCCCTCGGTCTTCGACACCAGGACCTTGACATTAGCGTCCCTGAAGGGATTATTTGGGTCTATCATCCTGGCAAACTGCTCAGGTCGAATATTGGCAAACCTAGTAGCTGAGTCCTTTAGGTAATCCCTGTAATCACCAGTCTTAAAAGCCACCTGATCAGCCTCAGCCATAGCCTTACCTACTGAAGTCTCTGATCCACCATCTACCACAGCCTTATTAATAGGCGAAGCAGATGCCTCAGCCTCATCCACAAACTTAACAGGTGAAGGAGGAGCCTGGAAGATTGGCTTATCTAGTTTATTAAAATCATATAACAGGCGCTGTTCAGCTTGGGTGACCATCTCCCCTGCATTGATACGAGACTGGATCTCAAAAGCCTTGACAGCATCGTCAGTCAGTGGAGGAATTTGGCTCTCGAAGTCTCTGAGGAACCTCTGTTCAGCAGGTGTGACAGCGTCACCTACTTCAATCCTTCTTTGAATATCTAATAAAGTACTAAACTGCTGCTGAGTAATAATAGGTGTAGCAGCGTCTTCAGCAGTTGTAGCTGCTTCTTCTACTGTCCTAACTGTACCTGTAGATGGCTCTACTGCCGCAATCTTAGATGCCTCACTCTTACCTACCAGCTTACCAAGACCAGCACCAAGAACTGCACCAAAGCCAGTGCCAATAGCAATGTTCTTTAGTCTGGAATCAGCAAACTCTTCTTCATAGGTAGGTTCTAATGCACCAGCTATACCGCCTACTGTAGCTCCTTGCCTAACAAACTGACCCATTGTCTTAGCACGAGCTAAAGGAATAAGGTTAGTTGGATCAGCAATTGAACCAGCAATTACACCAGTTAAGGCAGCACCAGTGTTCGTGTCTACCATCGCACGAAACTCTTGCTCTTTTTCAAGATCAGTCTGGTAACCAAATGCACGATTATAGAAATCTAAATCGTTACCAAACAATTGAGATAAGCCACGCAGAGTAGATGTTACTCCACGCTCAAATCCTCGACCTAAAGTTTCTGCTGTACCATATTCCTGTTGAGATACTACTTTTAGTCCAGGTTCAGAAACTTTATTCCATTGATTATTTGCAATAGCTTCTAAGTCAGAAGTAGATAGCGAACCCCAATTAACTTGTGCCATTAGGGAGATACTCCTTCAGGTAGTTCTGGAGATGCTGTACTTGATCTTGGCTGTCTTCCGCTAGCTTTATTCCTACGCTCTAACTCTGCCCTAGCTGCCGCTGCTGGATCTGTTGCTGCTCCAGGTGCAGCAGGTGTAGTTCCACTAATAGTAATAGTTTTAATATCAGAAGGATTAGACTTATTGATAGCAAGCACACCAGTAACATTTCCTAATGCATCTTTAAGAGGAGTAAAGTTAAACTTATCAGCAGCCAGATTAGCGATACGAGCATCAATTTCTTTAATCTGTGCATCTGTAAGTTTATTTTGACGAGCAAGATTATCCATGTCAATCTTAAATCTGTCTTTAGTTACACCAAGTTGACCTTCTTGTACCTCAACACCACGCCTGCTTATGTCAAGTTGTTGTTCACGGAAGCCAACATCAAGCTCCTCTTTCCTTCGAGCAGCAGCCTGCTGAGCTACACTTACAGCCTCATTAGAGTAACCTTGAGCAGCTAACTCTTTTGCTATATTACTTAAAACAGAGCTATTCGTTAAGTCTTGGTCTTTATACTGAGTAAGGATAGACTGGATATCAGTTGCTTTCTTAAGCATTGGATCAGCAGAGCTAGGAAACATTCTCTGCATAGCCGCTTGAGAAGCTACATCACCAAACCTTAAACCAGCTTGATATAGTTCTCTGAATGGCCCAAAGCCAGCGCCTTGCTGGGCTATCTGCTGGTTACGAAGTAGTTGTTCTTGCCTAGCTTCTCTCTGCCTAGCAAGAATAATTTCTTCAGGAGATGTTCCAAATAAAGATTGAATCGCCATATCTATTCCTTATTTATTATTCGCCAAAGCCACCAAACCAAGAAGCAGCATCTTGTGCGCTCATTTGTGATGTTCCTGCAGGATAACCAAATCCACGAGCATTACGCATTCCCATTAATTGATTAAACATATTCTGTTGCTGTTGATTTTGTAAATACTGTTGACCAAAACCAGAAAGATTCTGTGCCATCAGTGACGGACCAACAAGCGATCCCTGCAGTCTTGTCTGAGCAGCGGCTGTTCCACCTGCTAGTAAGGATTGACCAACATTAGCGCCAGCAGTAGCAGCACGACCACCAAGCTGTGCGCCAATATCAAGAGGCTGTTGTGCCATTTGCTCTAGCGTCTGAGCAGCACCAATCTGCTGTAAGAACGGAGCCAGTGCCTGAGTCTGGTATTGATAGCGGCTACCAAGCATACCTCCAGCAGTACCAAATAAACTAGCACCTGTGCCTACTAAGCCAGTACCGAACTGTGCTCGTTGCTGTGCAGCCTGTTCAGCCTGAGCAGCTAGTTGTAAGTCTTGTGTTCTCCGTGCTGCAGCTAGTGTAGCAAGCTCTGGTTGGCCTTGAGCGCCTACTGTTAGACCAGCCCTACCTCTACCAAATACAGACCGAGCAAGAGCCTCTTCTTCCCTACGGCGAACAGGATCAAGTAGTGCTGTCTGCTCTTGCATAAACTGCTGTCTAGCAGCCTCTGGGGAAGTAGCTAGATACTGTTGTCCTAAACGAGTTATATCTCCAGCAGTTCCAAACAGTCTAGTACCTGCTCCTCCAATTAACTCAGACTCAGCAGCAACTCTACCAATTGTTTCAGGAGACAGGCTATATCCTGCTAACCCAATTAATTGATTCTGAAGTCTTTGAATCTCAGGATCGACTGTATATCCAGCAGAGGTCAGATAACCTTTGTCATCAAAACCAAATTGAGAAGTACCAAACCTACTAGTAATTCCAACTGGCCTAAACCTTTGGGCTTCTGCAGCAATTCGAGCAGATTCTAGTTGAGCTTGTGCAGAAGTATCAGCTGCTCTTTCTGCCGATCTTCCAGCCAAAGCAGAACCTACTAAGTTGCTCCCTACAATTGCGGCTGTAGCCATCCAGGGCATTTTATTACTCCTTAATTAATACTTTATCTATATTATCAACATCTGTTTCATCAGTAGCATGAATACAGTACCATACACAATCTTCTAATGCTAATACACCGTGATGTTTTTCAGCTTTGATATTAAAACAATGTGGAGCTTCAATATCAAAAACTTCATCATCTACAACAACTTTTACTTTTCCTTTAGCTAAAATAGCTAGATGATCGTACTTATGTTTATGCTGAATAATTTGTGATCCTTTAGGAAACAAACATTCTTTAGCATATAAGTTATCTGAAAAATGATGCTGGATCATACTAACTATTACTGTGCTTCTAAGTTAGCTACTTTAGCTTTAAGAATATTAACTTCAGTAGACAGTTCTTTAACTGCGTTAACCAGAGCATACATAAGCTCTGAAGGATCAACAGTCTTATAACCATCAGCATCAGTACCAACAATGTTAGCAAAAGGAGTCTGCTCTACTTCTTGAGCAATAACACCGATAAAGGTCTTATCAAGAGTAGCCCCAGTTTTCTTATCAATAAACTTATAAGATACTGGACGAAGTGTTTTAATAGCGTTTAAGCCTTTAGAATAGTCGACTACATCTGTCTTTAATCTACCATCTGACAAGGAGTTAAACGAACCACCACCTGCTTTACGGACATCGCTTAAATTAAACTCTGCATAAGAACTAGAAGAAAAATTCAAATAGTTTACAGCAGCGTAACCAACAGCAAAACTATTACCAGAAGAATCGTACTGAATACCTCTAGTGTCATTACCGCCTAGTGTAAACTTATATGTGTTACCTGTTAACAAAGTTCTACTAAGTTCATTACCGCCTTGATTAACACGAATCTGGCTGCTTGTCAGTTGAATGTTTGAAGTAGAATCAAACTTATGAGTACTGGCAGTGAAGTCGTTAAATGTGTTAACACCTGTCCAAGTCTGAGTAGCTGCTAATGTAGGACCAGTAGCAGTAATTGTAATTGCTCCAGTGTACGGACCAGAGCCAGTACCAGTAATAGAGATGCCTGTACCTGCGGCTGCTGAGGTTACGCCAGAACTAATCGCAGCAATCTTGTTAGCTACATAAGCAGTAGTAGCTAGTTTAGTAGTCTCATCGCTAGTGCTTTGTGTAGGAGCTACAGGAGATCCAGTGAAGGTCGGACTAGCTAGGTCAGCTTTAGTAGCGATAGCTGCAGAGATAGCATTAAACTCAGTATCAAACTCTGAGCCACGAACAATCTTATTAGAGTCGCCTGAAGTTAAACTATCTTTAGCAGTAAAGTTAGTTGTTTTGGTATAGTTTGACATTTAAATCACCTTTCCTTGTTTAGCAAATACATCAATCTTTTGAAGAGCTAGATAGTTACCTTCGACATCTGCTTCAATTCCAATCTGTGTTACATTACCAGTACCAGAGGAGTTTACTATGAAGGAACCATTCTTAAATAAACTATCTCCATATTCTCCTATTCCATATTGTGCTATACCAAACTCAGAAACTGATGCTTGGTTTGACACAGTTCTAGTGGTGGATCTGTACTCTTCAGTATAGTCAAAACCCCAATAGATATAGAATTGTTTATTAGAAGCTCCTCGGTAGGTAACTCCAATTTTCTTTAGAATTTTAATGTTACTAGGTAGACCTAAATTAGTATAGTTAGTGTAGTATCGTAGTCGATAGTTATCACCGTTATCTAAGTAGCCATCGTACTTACCGATATAAGTAGGAGTGGTTAGTAATAACTCATCAGCTTGTGTGATACAAAAAGAGTTAGGACTAAAGTTACTAAAGGTAGTTACTCGTGCTGCACCATCAGGCAACAATGATCTAGTATCAAAGCAGTAGGTCTTCTCAGCGCCTGGAAGACTTAGTAAATAGAAAGCCTCTTTAGGATAGTAAATACCTTTAATATTATTCTCAGGTTCTGCTAGTACATCTACTAAAAACTCATCACGAATATTTTTAGATAAGTCTCTAAACGGTAGTGACTTCTCCTGGATAACCCGCTGTAAACTAAGTAGGCCAATACGAGACATAAAAATAATATCTGTTCCAGTATTCTGTACTGTATCTCGTGCGATACACCCTACATTAGGAATATAATCTACCAAAGTAAGTTGTGTTACATCCGTAGGAGTACCATAAACAGCAATGTTATCTCTGCCAAATACAATCAAGAATCCATTATGTGCTGCTAATGCTATAACTTCATCGTTATTAGGAAATACAGCGTTAAGGGACAAAGATCCTGAGTCACCTCCACTAAAGTCTGATCCATCTAACAGACGAGAAAAATAAATAGTTTGTGTGTCTCCAGGGCTATTAGCTAACCATAACCGCCCATATGCAGCAAGACCACAGTTAGGTTTAAACTCACCAGCAGAGTAGCCAAACGGCAATGTGCCGGTATCGTCTAGTACTTGGAACCCGAATGTACCACTATCATGTGCATGAGGATTAGCACTACCTGCAGTGGGTAGCTCATGGAACACAAGCACTTTATGATTAGACTGTACTAGGTAAGCGTGTGGTTTGCTGTCCTGTCCTTCTCCGTATGGCAGTGCAACAGCTTGCCAGTTATCTGCAGTAATAGTGTAAGTAGCTGCGCCGTTGTTAGCAGCATTCTTAATTGTTACATTAGTGATTGGGTTTGTTCCTGTGTAGAGTTGACTACCTCCACCAGAGATAATAACATTAGAACCTTCTTTAACAAACTCAAACACAAACTTCATGTTAGTAGGTGCGCCATACTCTGCAATACCATACTCGGCTATGCCGTACTCTGCAGCACCTCCAGAGCCAAAGCTACCAATCTCTCCTGTTAAGGCTACCCAGCCCTTCCTAGATGCTAAGCGACCAGCAGAATCAAAGACAACATTTTCTGCTACACGAGCAAAGCGAATATCGCTGTCTTCGTTAGACTGCTGACTGTTTAAGCCTAGAAAGCCAGGGGCTGCTAAGCTCTGCTTAATAATCTCTTCAGCCATTAGGCAGCATCCCAAATAGTTTCATCAGGATAACGATTAGCTTCAATAGCAATATGGTCTGCTAGTGACTGTCGATACAGTGCGTATGCTTCTGAAGAGGCAAAGCCAGCATCTTCTCCACGCTCGGCAATAGCTTTAGAATACGCTAAGAATATGACAGGTTCAGCAGGTACTAACAACTCATCAGCATCAAACCGTAGAGGATCTTGTGGCTGTATGATGTTAAATCTAATAGTGTAGACGCCGTTAGGGATAGGATAAATATCTACCTGCGTGTCTCCTTGTGAACTAAAACCATTAAAGTTATAGTACATAGGAGCGCCTTGTTCAGCGCCTTGGTTAAGAAATAAATCATCCATCTCATTAGATGACTTGTAGTTCATAAACCAGTTACTTGTGTCATTAATAACATTTAGAACCCTAAAGCGTTGACCAGAGCCTACTAAGACACCATTAAATAAACTAGCTACGGTATCCATAGTCAAGGTATTGGACAGTGAGTTCCAGTTATAGGCGTCCTCTACTTGCCGCTGTGCATCAATGACAAACTTGCCTATCATCTTGGAATAGGAGTTCTCCGAGACAGACGATACCTCATCCTCTCGAAGCCTGACCAGTACATCATTAACTAGTTCTAAATAGTTCATAATAGTATTATACCATAATTAGTTAGGTTTGTCAACTACTCTTTACTCAACAATCCCATTTTCTTAGTGCTAAGGCTTTCCGTGTAGGTCTGCCTTTAGAATCCTTCATAGGGCCTGCTACGCCTCCCATACGAGCACAGAAGGACTTCCTACGAGCAGCAGCCTTCGGAGACTTCTTAGCCTCTTTAGAGGACACTGGAGGCTTTAGATTGGCCCCTTCCTTGGCTTTGAAGTAAGCTCTGCCTTTAGCGTTCAAACCGCCTTCAGGATTCTGATAGACTTTCTTGACCATTATTTCTTCGCAGTCTTCTTTGCTTGTTTAAACGCTTTAGGGGTAGGAGCGCCTTTTGTCCCAGGCTTACGCATTTTCTCGCCTGAGCCTTCTTTGATACGCTTCCGTTTAGCCCAGATATTAGAGTATAAACCTTGTTTCATTTCTTAGCCTTTTTCTTCTTAGACAGACCAGCCATAGAAAGACCGATAGCAACTGCCTGCTTAGGTGGATAACCTTCTTTACGAAGTTTACTAATCTTTGCAGATGCTGCTGCTTGTTTTCCCTTCTTAGTGTAGGGATACTTCTTTCCGTCTACCATAGGCATAGTTTTCTCCTTAGTTAAATTGTGCAGCTAGCTTCGGTTCTAACTCAATAGTTACTATACAGGCGGAGTTAGTAGCTCCAGTTTCAATCTGAACCCTTATCTCATCGCCCTCATCTAGTAAGACATAGGCGTCACCATCTAGTCTTAGATATTGTTTAGCAGTTAAGTCATACTCATATACAAGAGGTATCTCTACATTTGCACTTTTATCGTACCACCAAGCAGTAAAGTGTTTAGCAGAGGAAGTACCATTATAAGCATACAACAAAGACCAAGTCCCTATATGCTTAGTAGGAATTGTATACATCGTAGTTTTAGTATTAGGGGTAAGGACTTTACCTACTGATACTGCTCTCATTCTTGGTCCTTTACTGTTTTACCTAACCAACCTTGAACAGTTTTAGTTTCATAGATACGGAATGATGTCCAAACAATAGTAAACAAAGCGGCAACAGCAGGTAAAACTTCTGCTAGTGTACCTACTACAGTTGCAACTGATAAAGCGTCTACGGCGTGTTTTGTTGCTTCTGTAGTCATTTACACACCCATTGCTGAAGATAGGTTAAATGTTATATCTGCGGTTGCAGACGGAGCACTCAAAGTATCATCAGAAACAATAACCACAGACTCTGGCTTTGTATATTCAACCCATTGCTCTTGGCTTTGACTCCATGAAAAGTCTGTAGTTTCTGTGGCCGCAGGCTTGAGATCACGAACCACCCACCCCGGTGGAAACCACCAGACTACTTCTTTGCCTTCTGGGGCTACAGGCGGTTCAGGAACCTCAATCCAACCTTCTTTATCGCCCGACATTTCAGGCTTGGGGATAGAACCATTTTTAGAGTAAAGCATGACCACTCCTTACAGTAATTGGAACGCCGCAGTCGGCGGGGTAAAGTTTTGGGTGTACCGGGCGATGCCTTTGGTGATGCGGAGGTCGTCTATAAAGCCGTTTAGATTTTCTGTATTGTCATATCTTGCGCCAATGGTTAATACAGACGAAATATACACATTATTATCTGTGGCAGTAGACCCGATTTGACTGCCGTTAATAAACATTTTAGTTGAGGTTCCAGAACGACAAACTGCAACATGAGTCCAAGTTGATGTACTAGCACTTCCACCAGAAACAAGCGTTGATCCATTTACAAAATAATACCAACCAAGACCACTATAATAAATAATACAAGGAACTTGTGCGGTTGATGCCGCTGCTGTTCTGCCATCAAATACTGTGTTATTGGATGCTATAGAAGAAAAATATATCCAAAATTCAATTGTGTAATCACCAGAACCAAACGCAAGATTTGGTGATGATGGAACAGTTAAATAATCACCAGTACCATCAAAGTACATACTACCACCACCAAACTTGCTTTGTGTTGTGCTGATCTGTGCGTTACCTACCGTTTCCAGATCGTTCTTGGCCGCGGCATCCGTGATACCGGCGTTGGTGAAGTTGCATAAAAACCTAGTATTTGCGTCATTGGTAAACGGTGTAGTAGGAACAGTAGTTACAGTGCGTACCGTGTTGGAAATACGAACCGAAGCAATGTATCCATTCCATACAGCATTATTCCAATCTGTTCCAATTGCAAGAGTAGTGTTTTGTGCGTTATTTGTGTTTGATACTGTGCCTTGAGACACACCATTTACATAGCCTTGAATCGTAGAACCATTATAAGTCATTGCAACATAGTTCCATTGACCTAATACTGGCGTACCTGCATTTACATAATT